ATAGCCTTACGTACATCAGTGACTCTATATTTGATACCACCACTGATCACAACATCAACCCTATCCCCTGTCAAACAACTCTGAGGTCTCAGGTCAACGACTTGTGGGACCACATCAACAGTACCGCAGGATTGTACCACAGGCCAAAATAGATACCAGCCCGGCTTCAACACCTTGACAAACCTTCCCAATGTACTACGAATGCCGCCCTCACTGGGGAGAACCATCTGTAGTCGAGGGAACAGGTCCCGCAGTGCTTCAAGTAAACTGTTCAACCATTCCATAATAACCCCCTACGGAAGAATAATTTTCGGTCCCGGCTGCTGACTGTCAGGCAGAATTATCGGGTGATCAAGATCGTGCTGGATGGAGGCTGCAAGTCTTTTCCTCTCTGCTGCGATTCTTCTCATTCCATTCATTAGGACTGCTCTCTGTTGCTCTTTACGATGCACTTCCCTCATGCAGCACTTTTTGTACTTCACTGGTGTCTCAAGCTCCATGTTCTCATCACAAGGACACACTTCATTGGGTCTCATCTTCGCATACTGTTTTCTGATGGTTGGCATTACTTTGCTCCTGAGTTAAGTATATCTCTTGTTAAGTTTGCACATCTCTCACATGAAAAGTAAATACATTCCTTTGGAGAACCTGTTTTTTCATCGTGGGGACCACAGCATAGGTAGTTCTCTGATTCAAATATATGAACCACATACCACGGATTATTCTTGGAAACCATTATTTAGCCCCACTGTAATTTGAACCGATTCCAATTTCAACTTTCATCTTGATCGGTAACTTTGGCATTGCATTTTCCATTACGTCTCGTATGACTGGAGTTGCTTTCTCAATACACTCTTCATTGATCTCCATAACAATCTCATCATGGATGATCATAATCATTTTGATTCCCCACTCAGGGTGCTCTTTGATGACGATACGCAGGTTATTACAGGCACAGCGAATCATATCTGCTGCGAGTCCTTGGATGAGGAAGTTAAACGCTTGACGGTGAGACTTTTTCTCGCCGGGGTCAAGGCGTCTTCGCCTCCTTGTAAGAGACCTGACGTGCCAGTTCTCTGAGAGGAATTCGCTTGTTCTGTTAATCGCAGTACGAACTCCGGGGTATGTGGTGAAAAACTTGTCAATGCCAGCCTGAGCCTCTGTCTCAGAGATTCCCGCATTTTTAGAAACCCCGTAGGCGGTGGTTCCATATATGATGGGAAAATTATAGCAGTTCTTGCCGATGTGTCTTTCGTGCTCATACTTCTCCTTTGATATTGTATGTTCAGGGGTTTCCTCAATTAGCTGATTCCCCTCTAATCCTAAACCAAACACTGCATTGGCAGTCATAAGGTGAAGATCATATCCATTCTTAAAGGCATGGAGTAACACTGGGTCCTGACTAACGATAGCCAGAATCCTTAACTCCTGTCCACTATAGTCAACACTCAGTAGCTTCTTGCCTTCTGGTGCTTCAAATATTTGCTTGAAGTCAAAGGGCAACTGAATACGTTCCTTTGGATTCTGTTGCATGTTAGGCTCACGACTTGACAACCGACCAGTCTTTGTACCTGTGTTCCAGTATGTTGAACGAACACGGCCATCATCTTCAATATGGTCCGGCATCTTCTTGATGAAGGAACCGAGTAGATGATCAACGATCTTGAACTTCGTCAGGACATCGATAAACTCATCGCCTGCTAAATGGGTAAGGGTCTCTGCTCCAACACTCACCAATTTGTTCTGACCATCAGCACCGCCCTTGGTTAAGTAAGGTGACTTCAAGCCACGCTTCACCATAATCTCTCTGACTACAGCATCAGTCATTCCCTTCTTGCTGACTATCTCACACTCGCCAGTAAACATATCCGGTTGGATACTGTAGCCGATGTTAGCAAGTTTGTACAACTGTATCAACAGATCGAAGTGAGTCTGTGTTGCTTTGATTCGCAAGTCTTCCAGCTTCTCTTCGTTTACGAGTACGCCATTGATCTCCATGTCCATCAGACTGAACTGGAAGGGCATCTCAACTTCAAAGAACAGCCGCTGCATACCAAGCTCATAAATCTTCTTGTTGAATATCTTGTGCAAATCCCATGTCCATTTAGCATCATTGAGAGCATACTCAAGGAACATTGGATGGTCAAGACCACAAGTAGAAGCCTCCTGATACGAGACTGTAGTTACACCGAGATACTTCTCAGCCAAGAACTTTAGAGCGTGTAGAGAATTCTCATTGATCAAGTGGTGTGCTGTCATAGTACAGAAGACCGTGTTCGTAACATCCCATATACCTTCTTTGTACAACACCTTCAAATCAAAAGGAGCGTTGTGCATGATCAGAGACTTGATATGGTTCCTGAACAGATGAGACAGAAAGGCGATGATTCCCTCTCTCTGAGGATTGTTATGCAGATTGATATAACATGCGGATTCTCCATTCGCAAACGAACAGCCTTCCATTCGTAGCTTACGGTAGATCAGGGAGTTGGTCTCAGTATCAAAAGCACAGACACTGAAATCTCTTCGATCAAAGTAATCACACACATCTGCAAGTGTATAGAGTTGAGTGTCCATTAGAACTTCCTCAGTATGACCTCATCATGGAACGTATCGTGTACGCCATCACTTCCTATCGAAGACATATCCCCAAACCGTGCCGGTCTGCGAATGCTTCGTCTCTGTCGGGCCAGTGCTTCTCTCTTCTTTCGTATGTCATCCCGCAGCCAAGGTATCCGTTTATATACTCTTGCCAGTCTGTCTCTCAAAGCATCACGACTGATACCTAAGTGTTCTGCTGCTTCTGTCTGTGATAGTGCATCAAGGTAAGGGTGTATGCAGATCAGTGCATCCCGTTCCTTCTCAGTGAGCTTGGGAAACTCTGTACCCAAACGTGTCAAGGGTCCTCTGCCACTCATAATAAATTTCCTTAAAATCGAAGCGAGTAATTTCGCTTTCCATCTATATATACGTTACGCATGGATTGTTTGTTCGCAAAAAAATAAAATTTTCTTTCACTTGCATGGTATGGTATGGTATGGTATAATCGAGCAGCCGTGCTCTCACTTCTCATGCGAATATCAGCTTAGAGACAGCATCCTGCTATCTGATAGAGTTACCATTCTGGATTCATCCGTGAAAACTTTGGACCGTTCGCATCCTTGCTCACTTTGAATGTCTCGTTTTATTTTACACTATTTAGGGGGGTTATTCAGAAATTTTTCAGGTCCATAATTAGACATTAACCTCATGTAAATAAAGGACTTACAGCTATTTTCAGAAAAATGAAAAGATTTTTAGACGGCATTTTTGGGGGTATACTCGCGTTTTTTGCTAAGATACCTCCCCCATACAGTGTATACTATAGAGGGAGACCATTAAAATGGCTACTAAACTATGCAAGACATGTGAGATTACCAAGGACGTGACCGGCTTCGAGGACAGAGAAGACAGTTGGGGACTGTATGATATGTGTAATGAGTGTCGTATCCAGTTGGACATGGCCCATACTACACGGACACAGAGACGGTACATCAAGAAAACTCGAATGTTCTATCTCCGAGGTGAGCGATGTCTACAGTCGGTTCTGTAATCAAACGAAAACTTCGTAAGGGTGCAAAGTACGATATGGAATTCGTGCAGATCGCCTCACGTCTTGTCGCAGCGGGTATGACCGAGAAGGATGTAGGTTACGTACTCGGTGTAAAACCAGCAACAATCAAGCAGTGGAAACAACGCTACCCGGAATTTATGGAAGCCACTGGGAGCAAGTCATCTGCAAAACAAATCGCGGCTGCTCATCTTGTAGCCAACGGACTTCACTCCGCAATGGGTTATGATTTTGAAGAGATCGATCAGGTCTTGGTTAGAAAAGAGAATCCTGACTATGACTCGGATGTTGAAGGCTCAGAAGAAACCATTCTTGTTGTTATAAAAGAAACTCGCAAAACAAAACATCGTCCTCCTGATAAAGACTTGTTGCAGTTCTTCCTCCTGAACATTAGCGATGAGTATCACAACACGAAAACTATCAGGATTGATGAAACCAAGAAACAGATAAACGTAAATATCACTGGACATCTTGAGTCCGGGGATATACGGAAACTCGCTGGTGCTGCTTTCAAAACTGCTGATGATATGGATAAGTCAGTGAAAATGGTTGAAAGTAAAGTTAGCGATGTGGTTGATGTCGAGGTTTGCGACAAGAAACGTATGCCCCCCGCTACGATTCTTGACGCTAAGGTTGACAGCAAGCTCAACGATAAATTTCTTGAAAGTATTAGCGATGACGAATAGACTTCTTGACACACCAACAGATTTTTTCAATCAGATTCCTTCTGACCCTGCTGAGAATATAGCTTGGCGAATGAACTTCCATGAGAAGGTCGCAAAAGATGAAGGGATGCAGAAAGTTTATAAGGAACTCTGTTGGGCGGATATCAAGATTCTGTTCAATTCCGCATTTTGGGTTTACGATGCTGAGGCTCCTACGGGATACCGGAATAGACCTTTTATTCTATGGCCCCATCAGGAGATCGCAGTAGACAATATACATGCTTCGATCATTGATGAGCATGACATGGTTATCGACAAATCTCGTAAAGAGGGAGCGACCGAGATCATCTGTAAGACCTTTGCTGGGCATTTTCTACTCGACGCCGAGAGTCAGTTTCTTGTTGGCTCAAGGAAAGCCGAGTATGTCGATAAAGGGGTGGAGTTAATCAATGGACGATTGATAGGATTGCATAAATCTTTGATGCACAAGATATGCTATGCCTTCACAACTCTACCAAATTGGATGAGACCGAATCTGCTCAAGACGTACATGCTGTTGCAGAATTTGGACAACGCCTCTGTTATATCAGGTGAGGCAACAAACGAGAACTTCGGTGCTGGCGACCGGCAGAAAGCAATACTGATCGATGAGTATGGTCGTATAGATCATAACATGGCACTGAATATAAATGACTCTGTGCATGACACAAGCCCCTGCTGTATCTTTAACAGTACTCACTTTTGGGGTGTCGAGCATCCGTATAACCAGCTTATCAATCAGAAATTTGGTGAGATACCGGTCATCAAAATGCCGTGGTGGGAAAATCCCACAAAGAACGAAGGCCAGTATCTTTCTCCTGAGCATAACAAAATCGCAATCAAGGACATGGATTACTACACCGGTATATGTCCTCAAGTGTTTGACAACATCGAGCCTATGGAAGTTTTCGATATCGTTAAACTGAGAGAAGCTAATTTCGATAAGCCTTGGGTGGCTGTCCTTGAAGAGATCAAGTTCAAAGCTGACGGCGGTGATTCTAATGAAGGTGGCTGGCGTAGTGTCTGGTATGATAAGAAATGCCGGGAACGTCGAGCAAGAGACATCGCTTGTAATCTGGATATGCGGCCAAGAGGTTCCGGTTCGTCTGTGTTTACACCAGCGACCCTACACAGAATGCGACAAAGCTTCGTTTCTCTGCCAAAATACAAGGGAGACGTTATTCTAAAGAAGGACCATCAAGGTCTTGTGAAAGACGGCAGAGTAGTCTCAGGTGGTGTTGGTAGACTAAAATGGTGGGGAACACTGAAACATGGCCGACCTGATCAGACACACAATTTTATTATTGGGGGCGACATTGGCCTTGGTCGTGGTGCAAGTAACAGTGTCCTTAGTATCGTCGATGTCAATCTTGGTGAGGAAGTTGGTCAGTGGGTTGACGCGAATACATCACCGGAAGACTTCGCAGACGTAGCCGTAGGGTTGTGTCATTGGGTGGGTGGAAAGAACAAAGAACCTTACCTGATATGGGAGTCGAATGGTATCGGTGGAGTCTTTGAAGGACGGATAGTAAAGAACAAATACCCGTTCGTGTATGTCCGACGAGACGAGACCGCCAAGCGAAAGAAGAAGAAAAACAAACTTGGATGGTGCAGCACGAAAGGACCGGAAGGAACCAAGTATCGTTTATTGATGGACTTGGACGTAGCCTTGAAAGAAGGACTGTCTAAGGTTCCTCTGGCAAAACATCTGATGACTCACTGTGAGCAGACAATATCAGAGATGGAGTCATATTTGTTTAACGGAGCAGGGACACCTCATCCTGCAAAGACAGCCGATGATGACGATGATTCACAAGCAACCGCAGCACACGGAGACAGAGTTATTGCTCTTGGACTATGCTGCTTGGCTATGAAGTATCAGGCTAAGGCACGTATTGAAAGACAGAAGGCAAAGGGCGGCAACAGTCTTGGTGAACGTATGCAGCAAAGGAAGTTGACGAGGCTCGCTAAGAAAGCAAAACGGTTTATCTACTAAGGTATCTTATGGCTTCTATAATCAAAGAGAAAAATGTTAGACTCTCCTTTCCAAGAAGGATTGTAAGGGCTACACAGAGTTGGCAGAAGATCATTAAGCCTACTCTGGCAAAACGAGCGATGATGCTCAGAGCCTTAGAGTCCGGGTATTACTCAGGCGGAGAAGAAGGCTCAGAGAAGTCACACCCGATTAACTTGATTGATCGTGGTCTTAGTATTCTCATCCCGTACCTTGTTATGAGCAACCCGAAGCTTTTGATTACTTCAAGAAAAACGGAACTCATGCCCTTCGCTTTAACTACTGAGTTGGCATTCAATCATTTGATTGAAGAGATAAAGTTTGCAAGGAACTCGCTGAGACCAGTTGTTCGAGACGCTATGATAGGTCTTGGTATTATGAAGACTGGTATTATGAGAGCATCCGAAGTTGAGATTTTCGGGCACACTCATGCAATCGGTCAAGTCTACTCCGACCCTATTGACGTTATCGATTACATCGGAGACCCTTCGGCCACATGCTTTGAGGGCTTTGAGTTTGAGGGTAACTTCTATCGGATGCCAATCGAGGTCGCAAGGGAATTATTCCCACGTCATACAGAGGTCTTGATTCCTTCTTACAGATTGCATGGTGAGGTTGATCAGTACAATCCTGAGAAGATTGCAAAGGGTTCTGTAGAGTCCAATGAGTTCAGTACGCTGAAAGAGTATGTTCAGCTTATGGATATTTGGGTCCCTGACGAGCAAGTGATTATCACAATCGAACCAAAGTCGGCAACAATCCTGCGAACGATCAATGCACCGACCCCGGAGGGTGGTCCTTACGACAAGTTGTTTTTCAAGGAGTTTCCCGGCACAGCGATGCCTATCCCTCCTGTATGGTACTGGATGGATTTGGACGCTACGCTAAACGTGATCGTCAATAAGATGCGGAAACAAGCAGAGGCCCAAAAGACTGTGCTTGCTTACGATGGTGATAATGCTGATGATGCGGAGAGACTTGCTTCGGCTGGCGACCAAAAAGCTATCAAGGTGTCCGATGTAAACGCTTTGAAGGACATCAAGTGGGACGGAATTGACCCACAGCACTATAACTGGATTCAGTACCTTGAGCAACAGTACTCGATGCAGGGTAACAATCTGTATACTCTCGGTGGACAGAACACAGGAGCAGCTACACTTGGACAGGACCAACTATCCTTTGCCAATGCTTCTAAGAGTGTTGATGATATGACTGAATCCGTATATGATTTTGTCAAGAGCATCTCGAATAAGATGACTTGGCATTTCTGGAGTGACCCGTTGATCTCTGTCCCTGAGATAAAGAGGATTGAGGGATACGGTGATATACCGGTTATCTTTGACCGGGCAGCAAGAGACGGTGAGTTTTGGGACTATGAGTTCAGTGTTGAGCCTTACTCCATGCAACGACTGTCTCCGAGTGTTGAGTTCAACAGAGTACTCAGCTTACTGACTCAGTGGATTCTGCCTTCGGCTCAGATCGGAGCATCTCAGGGTGCTGCACTTGACGTACCGATGGTAACAAAGTACTTGGCTAAGATGGCTGGTATCCGTGGTATGGATAACTGGTACAAGACGGCTGTTCCTAATCCGGGGCAGGAGTTGAATCCGTACTCGCCAACACAGGGTAAGATCAAAACTAAAGATGTGCAGGACGGTCGGACAGGGACGAATCCAAACTCGGCTGCTGCTAACTCAAGACAGAAAACTTTGAAGGATGGCACACAGCCATAAGGGAGACAGACATGAAGATCACACCAT